TCATCCCCATACACGGTTATACGATCCACGTCCTCGCCATGAATGCGGGCCCACGCGTAAGCGAGAGACAAGAATATCAAAGTCTCAAGCTCAAACGTGTAACCGTTACCCATGGACGAGTACTTCTGGTAAAATATTTTCTCACCAGAAGGAAGAACCCCGAAAGGACTCCTACACTGCCCTAGTGCAGTGAGCCAATCAGAGCGGATCAACTTCTCGACAATAGCTCGGCTAATACAATCACTAGCCATACTAAGGTCGATCGTCGCCAGTCGCCCAGATAAGCTGCCAACTCTGGCCAGCCTCTGGTTCTTCGTTTGGTCATCGAGATTAACTCCGATACCGCGAAGACGACCACGGATGACTCCACCGATACCTTTCTGGACATAAATGTTCATGTCCGGTTCGATAGCGATGGTCCGATCCACTTTGTAGTTCTTCGGGACAGTGACGATGCGGTTTCCGTCTACGATTTTCACGTAGCCGTAGCCTTCGTCCGGCGGCAGCTCATTCAATTCACGAGCCCAAGCCGGAGACCACCGAATAACGGTGTTCGCTAGTACCGCATTACCGATCGTTGCGTGAGGATTACCTCTGTATTTGTGCGCAGCGTCCGCCTCGCGGCGGGTGAGTCGGGTGGTGGCCCCAGGGCCCCAACCGAAGTGCCTTGCTGCTTGATCCCAATCGAACGGACCCAGGATCCTTGAAGCGATTTTACGAGCCAGCCGAATTGCCGGCTCGTATGGAGAATCTCTCCACAGCTTCTCAGACCGTTGGTTAAGTTCGAAGCAGATCTGTTCTGCCCTGTTGAAACGTTCCCAGGTCAGTTCAGCGCGCTTGGCGAGCAGTTCCCGTTCGGCAACCCGATTCGCTCGTTGTACATTGCCAGAACCTTCTCCATCACACTGTGTGACGGAAGATGGGTCAGGAAGTTGACAACTTGCTCCTCGGGAAGCAGGGCGAGGTGCTCGATAAGCCGCTTTACTGAGCCATTCTTGGGCGAAATAGCGGATGGCGAAAGAATCGACGCCATCGCCAGGTACCACCGGCTCTCCTCCGCAACCGCTTCGAAGATTCGATCCTCGACAGCTTTCAGCTGTCGCTTGATCTCTTTCTTCGGGTCGGCCACGGTCGAGAGGTACGACTGGATCTGAGCAATTGTGTCGAATTTCGCACTCATCTTCTAATTCTCCAAGTTGGGAAACGAACAAACAATCCCCTCCGGGGACCCCTGGTTGTCCGATGATTTGGACACCGAGGGCTCGGAAGAGGCGCTCGTGAACACGAGCGATGGGCGGAGCACAAGCAACGTGAGCCCTCCTAAGAGGGCGAGGACGGAAATTAGCCACAGAGAACCTCCGATAGCCAAGACTCCCATAGGGAGATCCAGGAGCT